TGCAGAAATTAAATCAAACTTTATCAAGAAGAGTGCAGACGTTGTTAAAGAATCTGTTAACAAACATCTAAAAGGTGAACTATCACAGTTAAGAGAAGACATTGAGTCAGCCAAAGAGAATACCTTTGGCCGCAAGATTTTTGAAGCATTTGCTACTGAGTTTGGTACCAGTTATCTAAATGAAAATCAAACTATTAAAAAGTTAGAAAAATTAGCAAAAGATACAAAAGAACAACTTGCTGAAGCAACTAAGGTAATTGCAGAAAAAGATCAACTTATTGAGAAAAAGTCAGATGAAGTTAACATTATTACAGAGTCAATGGCTCGTAAAGAAACAATGAATTCTTTGTTAAAACCACTCAACAAGGAAAAGGCGTCAATTATGACTGACCTACTAGAAAGCGTTCAAACAGATAAATTACAATCTGCTTTTGATCGTTACTTGCCTGCGGTATTAAACGGTGAAAAAACTAAATCTGTTAATAAAGAAGTTATTACAGAGAACAAAACCGTCGAAACAGGTAATAAAAAACTAAAAACAAACCCAACCGTCGAAAAAGATGATAGTAATATCATTAAATTAAGACTACTTGCTGGTTTGAAAAATTAAAGTACAAGAGGAGACCGATATGTCAGACGTACTATTAGAAAGCCGTTGGAAAGACACTAAAGATACTCTTCTAGAAGGTCTAGAAGGTGCAAGACGTAATTCGATGGCTGTTGTTTTAGAAAACACAAAGAACTACTTAACTGAAGCCGCAACATCAGGTGCAAGTGCTTCAGGTAACATTGCAACACTTAACAGAGTAATTTTACCTGTTATCAGACGTGTAATGCCTACAGTTATCGCTAACGAAATCGTTGGTGTTCAACCAATGCAGGGACCAGTTGGTCAAATTCACACATTAAGAGTAAGATATGCAGATTCAGTTACATCAACTGCTTCTTCTCCGTTTGATACCAACACAACTGCAGGTGATGAAGCATTATCACCATTTAAAATTGCAACTGCTTATTCCGGTTCTACATCAACTGGTAGAGCAGATAATACAGCCGCTAAAGAAGGTGTTGGTGGAAATAAACTTTCAATCCAAATCTTAAAGCAACCTGTAGAAGCAAAGACAAGAAAGTTACAAGCAAGATGGACTTTTGAAGCCGCTCAAGATGCTCAGTCAATGCACGGTATCGATGTTGAAGCAGAAGTAATGGCCGCTTTAGCACAAGAAATTACAGCAGAGATTGATCAAGAAGTGATCGGTTCATTAAGAAGTTTAGCCGCAACTGAAGAAACTTTCAACCAAGCCGCTGTTTCAGGTACTGCAACATACGTTGGTGATGAGCATGCCGCTCTTGCTGTTTTAATTAACAGAACTGCTAACAAAATTGCACAAAGAACAAGAAGAGGCGCTGGTAACTATGCAGTGGTTTCACCACAGGCATTAACTGTACTACAAAGTGCAAGTACTTCAGCATTTGCAAGAACTACAGAAGGTTCATTTGAAGCACCAACAAACACTAAGTTTGTAGGTACATTAAATGGTGCAATGAGAGTATATGTAGATTCATATGCCGCTGATGCTACAGCAGTACTAGTAGGATACAAAGGTTCATCAGAAACTGATGCTCCAGCATTCTACTGCCCATACATTCCATTAATGTCAAGCGGTACTGTACTAGATCCAGATACATTTGAGCCAGTAGTAAGTTTCATGACAAGATATGGTTATATCGAGTTATCAAACACTGCAAGTTCATTAGGTAACGCTGGTGACTATGTAGGTGAAGTTGCAATGAGTAACATTTCTTTCTCATAAGAAACAATACCTATTACTACAAAAAAGGGAGGCTTTGTCCTCCCTTTTTTACTGACACCAACCGTTTATATAATCCTGTTGTAATATTTTTTTAATTTTATCTTTTTGTTGTTTATTAATTTCATGCTGGTTTTGTATTCGATGTTTAACAGTTTGATTTATGCCAAGCATCACTGCAACTGCATTAACAGTTTTATATTCAAATACATGTGTGTAAAATTTTTTGTTATTGCCTAATCTAGCAGTATTTGATTCACAATGATCTCTTACATTCATACTATTTTCGTGATAATATTCATAATTTTTTAAAAATTCGTCCAGTGTTTTTTCACCTATCCACAGTTGGTCTTGTGCACCAGTAGGACTAAACATTGTGTGTTGATATCCACTGACAAATTTATCTACAGGATCACGCCAAACTGCTACACGTACATCACATTCTGCAAGTTCTTTTTCATACTCTTGAAAATAATTTTTCTTGATGTAAACACCAGGAGCATTCTGCTCGAATGTTTTATATGATTGTACATCATGCACATCTGCATTCCAAAGTACATGTGCAATATAACTTAATATACTGGTACTTGCACATTTTTGATTGCGTACTATTCCCCATGTTTTGTTTTTGTGTTGAAATTTAATAAGTGACATCGATAAATACTTATGCATTTAAAATAATGCTTATGGGGAACACCAACCTCGTAGTGGGTAGAACTCACATCGGACTTCTGAAAGGAGAAAACAAATGGGAAGACCAATTAAATCAGCAGAAACAGTTGACGGAAATGTTAAACAAGCCAGTGTAAACACAGGATTACCAATTGGTACCAGTGGTTTAGCAGGCAATCAGATTATTATGAAAGCATTTGTCACTAGTGGCAGTGCTAATGATACAACTGTGATTCAGCAAAAGGGCAACAAAAAATTCCGTTGCACAACATCAGATGGTACAGAGACATGTGTGCTGACACCAGTTGTACACGGTTCACTAAGTGCTGGACAGTGTCAGATTACTGGTACAGACAGTGCAGGTGGTACTTATTTTGCAAGTCAAATCACAGGACGTCATTTTGTAGTAGGTGCACTAGGCACAGGCTCACAATTTGCAGTAGGTGATAAAGCATTACTTGTGGCATCAGGCCCGACATTAAATGTAAGTTTATCCGTACCAAACGGTTAATACTTGACATAATAAAAGGATACAGTTATAATACACTGTATCCTTTTTTATTTTTATTCATGAAAGAATTTGCATTCATATTAGGTAACGGTATATCTAGACTTGAAGTTGAACTTACAGGTTTGCAATCACGTGGCAAAATTTTTGGTTGTAATCGCTTGTATCAAGAATTTGCTCCTGATGTATTGGTAAGCACAGATCCAGGTATGGCAACAGAAATACAAACCTGTGGTTACAGTGACAACAATATGCATTACACAAGACAACATCAAATTTTACCCAACAGCAAAAGCATTGCTATTCCTGAAAGTTTCAGTGGTATGAGCAGTGGGCCTGTTGCTTTAAGTCTAGCACTACATGAACATTTTCCATATTGTTTTTTAATTGGTTTTGATCTAAAAGGGGTAAACAATTTAATCAACAACATTTATGCAGGCACAGAACACTATAGACCAAAAGGTGTTGAAAATACATTTTTTGGAAATTGGGTAAATCAGATAGAATCTCTGCTACAAAAACATTCAAATCAAAGAGTGATACATGTCAATCCGTTTGATAACTACACACCTGACGATTGGAGTAAATATAGTAACTTCAGCACAATGAGTTTGTCCAGTTTTTATGATATGATAAATAATATATAAAGAGATAATAGAATGAGCCAAACAAAAAGAGTAACTGGTAATTATACCATTAAAGCCACAGGCGGAACTGTTGTCGACAGTGCATTAGAAGTCACTGGAAACTTAACAGTAACAGGTACAACAACCACAGTCAGCACAACAAATACTGCAATCCAAGACAGAATTGTTGTATACAATAGTGGTGAAATAGGTACAGGTGTTACTGGTAGATATGCTGGTATAGAAGTTGAAAGAGGTAGTGTTAATAATGCACTGCTAGTGTTTGATGAGAATGACGATAAATTTAAAATCAGCACCGACGGTGGAAGTACTTACACAAATTTATTAGTTACAAGTACAACAGGATTAACAGAAGTAGTTGATGATACAACTCCACAACTAGGTGGTGATTTAGAAGTAAATGGTAAAAATATTATCAGTGCTAATACTAATGAAGATATACAGTTAGTACCAAGCGGCACAGGAAGTGTGACTATAGAAGGTACACTTAAATTAAATGACCAAGGAGCAACTCCTGGTGCTAAAGCAGGAAGTACACTATTATATGCAGGAACTGCCGCAGGCGGTGGTACAGGAGTATTTTTTGTAGATGATACAATAACAGACGAATTAGTAAGCAAAAGTAAAGCAATAGTTTACGGATTGATATTTTAAGGAACAGATAAATGGCAATAACACAAGCAGAAGTAGGAACAAGTGCAACAACAGTGTACACAAGTACTAATACAACGGCAATAACCTGTATGTTCTTTATGAATGACAATGCTACAGCAAGAACACTTACTGTGCATGTTGTAAAAAATGGTGCTAGTGCGGCAACAGGAAACACTATTGTTAAAGCAATAAGCATAGATGGTGGTGACTCTTATGTTATTAACACTGAAAAACTTGTATTGGATAACGGTGATACAATACAATGTACAGCAAGTGCAGGATCCAGTGTCCAAGCAACAATTAGTTCGGTAGCAATTTAATGGCAGGTTTTGTTAAAACAAAAGGTCGTTCAGATGGTGGAGATTTACTCAAAGCCGCTACTGATAAAGCGATTGAAATACCTGCAGGCTCTACTGCTGATAGACCTACAGTAAGTAAAGCAGGCGATTTAAGATTCAACACATCTACTAATAAAATGGAATACTTTGACGGTAGTGCATTTGTTCAATTCAGTAAAGAAGGCAATGTTACAATAACACAAGACAGTTTTACTGGAGACAACAGTACAACTGGATTTACCATGAGCAAAAGTGTAGATAGTAACCAAACACAAAGAGTAATAGTTGCAGTTGGAAACGTTTATCAAAATCCAGCAAGTGCTTACACACTATCAGGCACAACAATTACATTCACAAGTGCACCAGCGGCCGCAGAAACTATAACGGTTATCCACGGATACGATAGCACCACTCACTAATAGATAAATAAATGTAATTGCACTAGCAAGGACAAACCCTGACACCTTGGATTGTTAACAGGTGTACGCAGTATAGCGAGTGGAGATTAGGAGTATAATCTTATGGCGATTAGTCGCATTGGTGGTAAGGCACTTAAAGCCAATCTTGAAAGAGATACTAATCTTGCATTCAATACCAACACTTTAGTAGTAGATTATTCCAATGGTAGAATTGGAATAGGCAAAACAAATCCAGCAACAACATTAGATATCACAGGTAGCACAGCAATAAGTTCTACACTTACTGTTGATGACATAGAAATCAAAGAAAACAAAATTTCTAGCCTAAGCAGTAATGCAGATATCACACTTAGTCCTAGTGGTACAGGCACAATTAATGGTGATGCCAGTATTGCTAGAAACTTTTTAGACCCTGTTTTAAACCAAGATTTAACAACAAAAGCATATGTAGATGCACAAATATCAGGTGGTGGTGTAAGCACAGGAATGGATATTACACTTGGAACACCTACTGACAGTAGTTTGACAACTTCTGGTGCTTATCAACTTTTTCAAACCAGTACAAAAGTTACCGATGCTATAGATGAACTTAACGAAGTAACAGAAAACATACGTAATAATACCTTTGTAAAAAGTGTAAGTTTTGTCAGTGATGTTACTGCAGGCGGTGGTGGATTTACTGCAACACTAACAATTACCGCTGTAGGAAACGCAAATCAATTTGTAATTGATTGGGGCGATGGTACAAGTAACGATACAACTGCAAGTACAAATCCTACACACGTGTACAATAACTTCGCTGATAGTCCACACACAATACAAGTTACAGCAAGTAACACAAGTGGAAGTGGTGCTGGTAGCACTGCATCTTTCAGTAGAACAGATTATATAACAGTTTACAGTCCTGATCCAACCATAGCATTCGCGGCATATGCCGCAAGTAGTGGAGGCTCTCCTATCACCAGTTGGGATGATGGAGCAACTGTTTATTTTCAAAACAACAGTACAAACACAGATATTGCAGGAGCAACATTACAATGGACCTGGGATTGGGGAGATAGCCAATCTGATGATGTGATCAACAATGATACAGATGCAGGATCTCAATCTGGTGGAAGGTTAGCACATACATTTGATACTGCTACTGAAACAGAACAACAATTTACTGTGCGATTGACACTTAATACAATGAGTACTGCTAATCCATCAGTAATACCAATTAATACAACAGATACATTTGAAGTTTATGACACTCATACACCTACAGTCACACTTGATGATAACAGTGGAGTGAATGAAGAAGCCACTAGTGGTCATGTTGTAGCACTAACTAACACAACTGAAGCAGGTGTTGGCGCTCATGGAACATACGGAATACAATACCAATATCAATTCGGAGATGGCACAAGCAATGTCACTGTAAATGCAGGAAGTGGCAGTGCTGGTGATAGAAATGTTGCACTTTCACATACATTTGCATTAAGTAACAGTGATCAAGCAAATGGTACTCCAAGAGATTACACAGGTAATTTACGAGTTATCAGTAATCACACCAGCAGTCCGTTTATCAGTAGTACATTTACAGTTCATGTTGAGCCAGATGTAAGAGCAAATATTGCCGGTACTGCTGTAACAGTAAGCACAGCAAGTAGCGACAATAACAAAACAATATACAATCATACAGACTTAGATGGTACAAATCGTGCCATAGTAAGAGTAACAAACACAAGTCAAAATGCAGACGATTATGTTTATAATTGGGGTTTTGGAAGTAACGATACTGTAACAGAAAACGGAAGTGATGCAGGTAGTATAGGTGCTACACTTGACCATGATTATGCAGGTGCTAGTGTTGCAAACTATAA